GGCTTCACGCATGGCGTGTTCGCTGGCGACGCCTACTGCAAGTCTCACTTGCTGCGTTACGGAACGAACCTGGTGATCGGGCACTGTCACCGCGCACAGATGTATACGATGCCCGTCGCTGGGCCTGAGGGCTCGCAGCATGTGCGCGGGGCTTTCGGCTTGCCGTGCCTCGCTCCCGTCGACAGGTGCAGCTACATCAAGGGGCCGACAGGATGGACGCAAGGACACGGAGAGTTTTGGATCGAACGCAGGACTGGCCGATTCACCGCCGACATCGTCGTCTACACCGAGCAGCGTTTCTGGCGGGATGGCTCATGTTACGACGGGAGGGCGTAAGCATGGACATGCTTGAGTTGATCATCCTTCTCGTCGACTGTGTCATCGTCGGCTTCGGCATGGCTGTAGGTGATTGGATCGTCAAAGTGATTGCCGTGCGCTTGCTCAATAGCGAGCAGGCGTCACTGCATGACGTCGACGATCCTGAAACCGACGAGGAGGAGGACGACAAGCGCAAGAAACGCCGCACCAGAAAGCCACCGGGCAAACCAAGTGGCGGCGTTGGTGGGGGTTCCGGTTCCCCCGTCGCGGTGATACCGTGACCGGCATGTCACGTCGTCCAGTGTACGCCAGCATCAGCGGAGGTGGCCCCGCTATCACCTACCTCGCCGGTGCTGCTGCTGCCGTCGACGCACACGCGAAAGTCCTTGGTTGGAGCGGAGCATCGGCGGGGTCAATCGTCGCAGCATGCAAGGCGTTCGGCTTGCCTGACGAGGTCATTGTCGCCATGCTCGTCGACGTGCTGGAGAGTGGGCAGACTCTCGCGCTGTCGCCGGCCAGTGTCCCCCGTGGGGGGCTGTTTTCTCTCGACGTCATCGGCGACCTCGTCGACATGCACATCGGCAAAGGCGCACGACTCGGAGACGCAACCAGCGGGCTCGTAGTGTGCGTGACTGACCTCGACAGGGCGAGGCCCGTCTACTTGTCGAAGCACAGCACACCGCGCATTGTGGTGCGTGAGGCTGTCATCGCGTCGTCGTCGTTCATGTGCGGCGTGGTCCCTGCGGCGACCGTCCCGTCAATCGGGACGGAGCTGTCTCCCGACGTGCGCCTGTATGGCGATGGCGGGCTTTGCGACAACACCGTCGACAGCGTGTGGGACCACAAGCCGGAGCCTCGCGTATCCGTGCGTCTCGGCGAAGCACCGATGGACCCGGCCGGGCGCATCCGTCCAAGTGACGTCCCGGCAATTCTCTCCGCGATCCCCCGTGCTCTGCTGTGGGCTCCATCGCAACGCAAGTCGAGACGCACTGACGGACTCGACGTCGACATCGACGCCGTCAACGATTGGGCATTCCGCAAAAACAGGCAGCGCGTCGAACGTGAGTGGTCGACCGGCTACGACACCGTCCGTCTCTGCGGCGCGTGGTTTCGAGGTGTGGCGTGATTGAGCAAATTGCCATTGGTGCTCTCTCGGCGGCGACAGGTGGCGCAGCAGCATGGGCGGCGCTGCAGGCTCGTGTGAGACGGCTTGAGGAAATCACCGCCGACCTGAAAAGCGACAAGGCCAGCAAAGAGGCGCTGGCGATGGTGGCGTCCTCCGTCGAGAAGATGCAGGCCGAGATGGACCGCCGATTCGACCGCATCGAAGCATTGCTCTTGAACGGAGGCCACAATGGAAATCGCTAACTACATCGCCGCAGAATGGCAGGCCATGCTCGCTGGCGGCGGCGTCTACGCCGTCGTTCGCGAGGTGATTGGCTTCGCCCTTCGGCTCTACGCCGCTCGCCTTCGCAGTGACGACGACCCAAAGAATGACGCCGTGGCTGACGTCGTCGATGACGCCGCAAAACGAATCGAGGAGCGCCAGTGAGACGCTACGTCGCCCACTACGTCGACGGCCGCACCCGCTACCTGTGGGCCATGTCCCCTGAGCAGGCCGCGCAGCAGGCTCGATTCTACGGCGAACCCGACGTCGTCATGGCGGTGAGCGGATAATGCACGGCTGGCCCCTACCGTCTCGCGTCATGTGGCAAGGCGACCGCCGATGGAGCGCGTCGCCCTACGGTCACGCCGGCAAGACCGTTGCGCAGTGGGGATGCACGGCTACCAGTCTGGCCGAAGCACAGAGGGCGTCGGGCGTTCGCGCTGGCGCAACGCCCCAGACGGTCTGTGAACGCGCCGCGCTGGCGGTCCCGCCCGTCTGGGCACCCGGCTCGTCGCTCGCCGTCCTGCCACGTCTGGCGCGTTCTGCGGGGCTGTCTTGTCCCGATCCTGATTCAGCCTGGACGGTGGCGAAGGGGGCCATGTCGGCGCGGCAGTTGTCGGTGGCAATCTGCGACGCAATCGACCGTCATGGCATCTCACCAAGGCACGGGTTCGCGTGGTTGCATGTGGACTACACCGGCGATGACGTAGGCGAGCATTGGATCATGGCCCTCGCCTACGATGACGACGTCATTTATGCGACCGACAGCGCACCGGCGAAAGTCATCCAAATCGACCGACGCACCCTACAGGCTGAGGTCATGTGGGGCGCGTCACCGAGGCGCTATCGCGTGGTCAGAGGGTATCCGTTGACGGTCTGAGATCGATTCTCCATCGGCGTTTTGATGTTTTTCCGACATCGCCAGACATGGGACGTTCTCTCGACGCCCACCCTTTGCCTGACGGTGTGGTCGCGCCGTCCTTGCGCATCCCCGCCTTGCGGTAGATGCAGCCGGTGTGTCGTGACCGGTCGTGGTAGCTGATCACCGTCGACAGACCCCGGCCCCATGCTGCGTCAAAGACGAAACGCAGCAAACCCGACGCTGTGCCGTGTGGCAGGCCGTCGAGCAGCACGAGGCGGGTGACCTCTCCCCATGTGCCATCTTGCGGCAGCATCCGCGCAATAGGGCGACCGACGAGGCACATGCCGACCCGCTCACCTGACGGCGTCATGTCGCCAAACAAGTCGGGCGCAGTGCGGCGCACGACGACGCAGAAGAGGCAGCCCGGTGGCGGGTTCTTCAAGTAGTGGCCACTGCGACCCAACCACGCCTTGGCGCTGTCGTCGTAAGACTCAAGGCAGAAGCCGATCATGTGTCCATCATTTGATTGGGGTTTCTGTGTTCCGCCCGATGCCTCGCCGTCTCGTACTTGATTGCAGACGAGCAAGCCACGTCGCCACAGCACGGCCTAGCGGCACCATGTCGGCCGGTGACTGGCAGGGCAGTCCGACACCAATGGCAAGACACCGTCTCGGGCTGCTTCTGTGCCTTGCGCTCAGCGCGATACACCCTGCCCTTGTGACGACGACACTCCGTGGCCGCGCACCATGTGCGGCCTGAGATCAGACCCTGCCCCCACAGTCTGGTCGGCTCGCCACAGTGATGACAGGCGACGTACACTGGCTGGCCAGCCTTGCCTTCCTCTCGTCGTTTTCTCGTGCGCTTGTCGCTCGCTGGCGGCTTGTCGCGTCTCGATTTCTCCGGCTTCTCGTCGTCGACGTTCCGCACACGGCAGCGGGCGGCGCTGTCGTTGATCACAAGCCGGCGCTCGTCGCAGACCTCTAGCGCCTCACGGTCGTTCATGTCGCGACAGGCGCGGCCGGCGTCGACGCCGCACTCCTCGCAGCGGGCGTAGCTGGCCCATGGCCCACGCTCGATGATTCGCTGATACGTCGACGGCGGATCGAGTTTATCGGTGCCTCGGACTCGAGTCATGACTCACGCTCATAGAAGCTACGCAGGGCTTCGTGACGACGGCGGGCGCGTTCCCGTTTCTCCCAGACGTCGGCGAGGTAGACGAGGCCGACAGCTACGCTGACGACGACGATGGCGAAGAGTATGACGATCATGGGCGCTCCAATGTGTCGCCTGGGATTTCGTCGAGGGCGGCGAGGGCACGGTCGAGATACACTTCGTCCTCGTCTCTGTAGGCCCGCGCCGCATCCACCACCGCCATCGCCAACCGCAGCCGCTCTCGTAGTGCCGCCAGTTGAATTCCCATTTCGTCTCTCTGCCGTCTCACGTCGTCAATCGTCTCGCCTTCAGTGTCGTGCATGATGTGCTCCTCTCAAATCAGACCGGGTTGGTAGCCTCTGTCGAGGCGTCGCTTGGCGATGGCATGGTGCTCGGGCTTTTCTTCTGATGTGATGCACCGGCGCCCTTCCATCGCGGCGGCAAGGGCGGTTGTGCCGCTGCCGCAAAACGGATCGACGATGAGATCGCCGGGGCGGCTGTAGTCGCGGACGATGGCTCGCATGAGGCCGAGGGGTTTGGCTCCCATCACGGCGCCTTTCTCTGGCGTCGACATGTACCAGCACGGCAGCGACCCCCACGACATGAACCGCGATTCACGGGGGCGGCTGACCAGCATGTAGACGGCGCCAGAACCGGGGCCGTCGCCGGACATGCGCGGACGGTGTTGCAGGATGGGCACCGGGGCGAAGTCGTAGCGCCCGACGGATGCAAACGCCTCGCGCCATGCTGGCGAGAGAATGTCGTCCGTCATGGCACACATCCACCCCGCGCAACGTGGCGCCCATGCGTCGACGATGCCGCGCACGTCGTCGGGCGTCAGCCATGCGTACCCGAGTTCCTGACGGTCGGCACCGTCCACGGTCCTCAACGCTACGGCGTCGCTGCCCTCATGCGTCCTCGCCGAGTAGGGCGGATCACAGATCACCGCATCGCACGTCGTCACGTCGGCAAGCACGTCCTGCCAGCGCCCAAGGCGCAGATCGATAGGGCTCACACTCCACCCCTCACAAGCGACCGCAGCCGCTCCACCTCGACGCGCAACCTGTCACGCTCGCCGATGATCTCGTGCCACTTGGCGATGGGCACATGCACCATGTCGAGGTCGACGACACGAACGCCGAATACGGCAAGGATGCGGGCGATCATGGCTGGGCCTTGGCCGCTTCAATCAGCACACGACGCGCCCAAGTCGACAAGCGCATGGGTCGACCACGCTCGTCGATGACGGCGGCGGCGGCCTTGTCGAGGGCGGCACGTTCGGCGGGCTTCAGATCGATGTTGAGGGCGATGCGGGGGGGTTTCTTCATGTCTTCTCCTTCAATCGTTGCGTCGCGTCGCGGATGATCTCGACGGTGTCGCTGTTGTGGTCGTCGCCGATGACCTTCGCCAGTGCTTCGGCGGCGGCGTTGATTGCGTCAAGGTCGTCCTCATATCGTTTGAGGGCGCGGGTCAGCCCGGCCACCGTGGCTCGCAGCGATGCGAGCGCCTCGTCGTCGACAGTAGGCGAATCAAACAGTCCAGGCTGACTCGCGGTCATGGCCACTCCATTGCGATGCACAGCTCACGGACGGCGTCATCGGCGAGGCTGGCGGACAGTGGGCCAGATACGGACGCAGCACAGCGCCCGTACCAGAATGCGAGGGCGAGACGCCCATGCAGTGCGCGATTCAACGGCCACGCTCCACCGCATCCATGATCTCTCGGTAGCAGTCCTGTGCCCATTGAGCGTAGTCAGACGTCGTCACGCAGTGATTGAATAGATCAAGCACCCATCGGGTCACGTCGACGCCGTCTGCGGCGCTGGCAAGCTCGGCGTCGGTGGGGCTGTCGTCGATGCCGGGGTCTGGCAAGTGGCGGTCTGGGTCACGCATTGGGAACCTCGAAATCACAGGTGGCGCGATAGATTTTTGGCGCACGTTTTCCTTCGGCGTACATCGTGATCGCTCGCACCGCATAGAGGTATTGCTCGACTCGAGTGTGCTTGTGTTTCGTGATTCGCGCCTTCAGCGCACAAATTGGCGACGTGGCTCCGTCCCAATCGCCGGACTGATATCGCCTCGCAAAGTCAATTGCCTGGGCGTGACTGAAAACACCTGCAACGACAGACCGGATTATCGCGCCTGTGACGGCGGCGTGTTCGTCTCGCATTGCAGAGACAATGTCGCGGGTGATTTGCGCATGGGTGCCGCGCATCCATGCGGCGATTTCGGCCTTGCTTGCGGTGCGAGTTTCGGTGCCGAGAATCGCCGCAAAAACAGCCGACCCCAGCTTTTTTGCGTTGATTTCGCCTGCAAGGTGCAGGACGTCGCCAGAGGACCGGCGGGCACCGTCGCCGATGACGGCAAACGAATCCGGGTCGCACCCACGGGCAACGGCCATATACACGGTCGCGCCGCTCATGACGACGGCGCAGAGCCGGTGCTGGCCATCGATAAGGTCGCCGTTTGAGTCGAACGCAATCCCTTCGTGCGTCGTGCGCCATTCTCCTCGGGACATTGCGTCTGCCAGCGTGATGACATGCTTGCGCTTGATCGGTCGATTGCGGGTGTTGCTTTCAAGGTAGGCAGTAGCGATTGACGGCGTGATTTTTTCGGTCGTGATTGTCAGCATTGTGTCTCTCCCTTTTCCCATTCAGTGATTGATCAGCAACAGAAACGCCCACACGGGCAGACGACGGCGCTTGGCTTCGGCCACAAGGGCCTTGCGCATGGTTCGGCACATCACAGCACCCCGTAGATTTCAGCGAGCTGGGCCAGCGCGTCTTCGAGGTCGCGCTCCTCGCCCATCTCGGCAGCCCATGCCTCGGCTTGCTCGTCGGTGATCTGGTGGTCGTCCTCGGGCGGGTCGTCGTGAGTGTCGGGGAGGTCGAGGTCTGCGCCCCAGTAGTGATCAGCGCCGGGGGGGATGTTGTCGTCGGTCATGGTGTCTCTCCTGTGGGTGTGTTGGCGTCAGACGTTGGCGGCCCAGCCCTCTGGGGTGTCCCACCCGCCGCCCGACTCCTCAATCTCGCTGCCGTCGGAAAACTCCCAGCCGACGACGTTGTCGAGGCGGTCACGCATCGGAGTGCCGATGCGAGCCACGAGGGCGTAGCGGTCGACACCGAGTCGGGTCTTGCGGGCGCACCCGTCGTTGTCGAGAAGGTTTGTAAGGATGCGGTCGGCGATGGTCATGGTCATGGTGTCTCTCCTGACGCCAAAGCCCCGGCTTGAGACGGGGCGGCGCGTTCGGGTTGTGGGGGAGGGTCAGTCGGCCATCGCGGCGGCGGCGCGAATGGCGCGGCGGACCGTGGTCATGGCGCGGGCGCTGCCGGCGATGGCGCGGTCGCAGGTGCGGACCATGGCGCTGTCGCCAGCGGCGGCGGCTTCGTTGCGGAGGGCGCGGATCTGAGCGTTGGTGATGGTCTGCATTGTCGTCTCTCCTGTTTCGGACCGGCACCCCTGCCGGCCACAACCACAGCCTACACACTCGCCACGCAAGCGTCAAGCGTTTGCGTGAGATTATGCTGTGGCCGCATTGGGATGCGGCGTCAGAGCAGATCTGTGATCGCCCTGATCGCCTCTTCCTTCCCTTTCGCCACGATCACCCGATCACCGATCCCCCGCAGATAGTCGTGCCAGTCGCGCTGCTCCCGGCTCACTGTGCCGCCGACGGTTCGCTTCATCTCGATCCACAACCGCAGAGCTGGGACATGCAGATCGGGCACACCGGGCGTGACACCCTCCGCCTTGAGTCTGGCCCCCTGGCTCGCTCCACGGTGGCCTCCGTTGGGGATCGCGTAGATGCGGACGGTAGGATGCGTCTGCCTCATCCATTGAACGAACTCGCGTTGCTCTTCGTGTTCGGTCTTCACCAGTGCCTCCTTGTGATGCGGTCGAAGTTGCCGTCTCGCTCATACTGAATCCACGTCGGCGGTGTGGCGGCGTTCATGGCTTCGACAAGGGCGACCACGTCGCCATCGGCAAGGATCCCATCGGGCAGCTTTCCGCAACGCTCGGCGATGCTGGTGACGGTGCTCCACGCCTTCTGGCCGGCGTAGCCCTCATGGAAGACGCACAGATACTCCGTCACCGGCCGGTCGCTGATCGCCTTGCCGTAGTACGTCAGCGCGATCTGTTCCTTGCCGGTCTTTTGCGAGCGTCTGATCTGCCAGCGCCATGACGACACCTCGACGTCACGCAAATCGTCCGGGTTGACTGACAGACCCATGATGTCGCCGTCAATAAGCCGGACGTCGATTGGCTCGGATGCCTTCTTGGACTCCGGGAACGCCGCGCCACAAGCAGGGCAGACCTTGGCGCTCAAATGGACCAGCTCGCTGCAAGCATCGCAGACCTTGACCGGCGCTTCACCGTTCCCGTCGCCTTTCTTGCCGGGGACGTTGGGCCGGATAATCGTGCCGCAGACCTTCGACACACCGGCAAAGTCGAGAACGATGCAGTCCTCCTTCCCTGGCGATGGCCGCATGCCCCGGCCGGCCATCTGCATCATGAGGCGCGTCGACGCCGTCGGACGCAGGAAGCCAATCAGGTCCGTAGGTGGATGATCAAATCCCGTCGTGAGCACGTTGGCGTTTGTCAGCGCCGTCACCTTGCCGGCCTTGAAATCGGCCAGGATGCGTTCTCGCTCTCCCTTCGGCGTCTCGCCAGACACCGTCTCGCAGGTGACCCCACGGGCACGAAGGGCTTCGGCGACGTGATGGCTGTGGTCGATGCCGGTGCAGAACAGCACCCAAGACTTGCGGTCGGTGGCATTCGCTAGAATCTCGTCAACGACCTTCTGTGTTTGCTCCTCGGTGTCGACGACCTTCTGCAGCTCGCTCTCGATGTAGTCCCCGCCGCGCTTATGAACGGATGACGTGTCGTAGGTGTGCTGCGTCTTCTTCAGGCGCAACGGGCACAGGTGGCCAAGGGTCAGCAACTCGACGACGTCCACCGGCTCAATCAAACCATGAAACAGCGCCGGCTCGTCGGTGATCATGCCGTGGCCAAGACGATATGGCGTCGCCGTCAGCCCGATTACAACCATGTTCGGGTTGATTGTCTTCAGTTGCCCAAGGAAGGTCCGATAACGCCCCTCATCGTTGTGGCTGATGAGGTCGCATTCATCGACGACGACAAGGTCAATGTGCCCAACGTCGTCGGCGCGGGTCGCGATTGACTGGATGCCTGCGAACGTGATCGGCTCGCCGAGCTGGCGCTTGCCGATGCTGGCCGAGTAGACGCCCATTGGCGCGGCTGGCCAATGCTGGCGCATCTTCTCGATGTTCTGTTCAATCAACTCCTTGACGTGAGTCAGCATCAAGACTCGCGTCTCTGGCCACGTCTGGATCGTGTGCTTGCACAGGCCGGCGACGACGTGAGACTTGCCGGACCCCGTCGGCATGACAATGCACGGGTTGCCTTTGTTTTTGGCGATCCACGCCAGCGTTTCGTCGATGGCGCGTTGTTGGTAGGGGCGAAGCATGGGGCCTCAAAACGGCAACAGGTGATCGTGCAATTCGTAGTCCGCGCAACCCGTGCGCTGAAACCCAAGCGGGATTCCGTCGGCGTTGTGCTTCTCGCATCGCCAGGTGTTGTCCTCCTTGGCGGTGCTATGTGCGCACGTCCTGCACGATTGCGGCGCGGTGACGCCTAGACCCTCATGGCAGACCTTGTGGGCCGGGCACCACTTGCACTCGTACCATGAGGGGTCATGCGACAAAGGCGGCGGCATCTCGTCGGCAAGCGCCAACCGCTTGCCCCGTGCAATGGCTTTCTCGGCGACGTCGCGGTCATACCTGACACGCTCCGTGTAGATGCGGTCGTCGTCCTTGCACACGGCGACATAGAGGGCGCGGTCGATGCCGAGCCCGTGCATGTAGACCTGCATCTGAATGAAGTGGGTCCGCTTCGCTTTCTCGACGCCGTTCTTCTCGACGTCGTTGAAGGACTTCAAGCTATGCGTCTTGAACTCGGCGACGTGCGGCTTCTTCGGCGCTTCGGGAACGCCAGCGTCGATGATGGCATCGACGGAGCCCGACACATGGGAGCCAAACGAAACGCGAGTCTGCTCGCCAGTCGTCTCTCTAATCTCGATGCCGATGGCACGAAGATCCTTCAGGATCGTGGCCTCTTCCATGTGGCCCCGACGGAAGACGCGCAGAACGCGCCCTGGCACTTGCTCGACAACGGCCCAACGGAACTTCAGCCACAACCACTTGTCGCAAGAGTGACCCAACTCAGAGGCTCCCATGTGCGGGCGTGGCGGCTCCCGGCCGCGCTCGTGGTGGGCGTCGATGAGGGACTGAATGGTCGTGCGAGGCGGTGGAATGGCGGTCATGAATCACCAAAAAAGAGGGGGCCAAGGGCACCCCCGGTTGTGGGTCAGGGTTTTTCGATGATCTCGACTTCCATGATGGGATTTTCTGCCTTCATGAACGGCTTCTCCTTCGTGAACAGATCGGTCTGCTTCTCGGCGAGGGCTTCGGCTTCCAGCCGCTTCTTCTCGGCGGCGACGGCTTCATTGAGCGTCGTGTCCTCGTCCGTGCCGTAGACGAGGCTTTCACCCTCGGCGTCGGGGCGGCGCTCGACGAAGCGGCCTGTCGGCAGGCGGCTCACGGTCGGGGTCGCGTGCGCGAACTCGTCGAGCATGAGGTCGCGCTGCGCTTCGTTGGCGTAACTGCGGGCGTCGTATTCGCTCTCGGCCATGACGGCGAAGTCGAACTCGACGGTGACAGTGTAGAGGCGTTTGGTTTCGGTCATCACTTCGCCCACGGCGGCTTGGAGGCAGGAGCAGGTGCGGCGGCTGATGACGTCGGCGCATTGCCACCGCTCGCCTTCATCGCCTTGATCTTGTTCTTGTCGCCGTACTGCTCACTGCTTTCGGTCACGACCTTGATCGTCATGCGCTTTCCGATCAGCTGATCGCTGTCGTCGAGACGAGCGGCACCGATAGCACGGCACAGCTCGCCCATCTGCTGATTGCCAATTTCCTCCGCCTTCGGGTTCGGGTTTCGCAACGTAATCATTCCGAAAACGACCCGGCCCTGATGCGTCGGTCCGACGACGTCGCAACGGTAGGAGAGGTAATCGCCGGTCCCCGCCTTCGTGGCCTTCACGGTGGCTTCAGTGATGGTGACGTCGTACCACCCATCGGGGATCGGCGTGTAGTCGCCGCTGTTGCTGCCCTTTGGCATCTCTGCTTCAACGTAGCTGCGTCCAAGATTCGCCATTGCTCAGCCTTCTTTCTTGTCAGTGATCGCAAACGAGGGTCGCCCTGGCTTGCTTGTAATGGCCCCGGCAAGGGGGCGAGTGATTGAATCTGCTGCTGCGTCCCACGCTTTTTTGTTGATCTCCGGCTTCCACCTGAAGAGCGCCGACAGGTGGTCGGTCAACCCTGCATCCCGTGCCAACTCCTGCAACAGATCGGCGTCAACCTTGCGGTCAATGCGGCCCGTGACTTTGAGAGCGCCGTAGGTGCTGGTGCCGTCGAGGTCGGCGGGGATGGCAAGCATCGCCGTGATCTGATCCTCGATGTCGCGGCGGCGCTCTTGTGCTTCGCGCTCCGCTTCCTTGGCCTCGCGCCATGCCGCTGTCAGCTCGTCGAGTGTCATGGCGTCCCCGCAATCTTTCGGATAATTGCGCCGAGGTCTGGCGGCTCCCACAGATCCAAACGACCCGAGCGGTCCTTCGCCGACCAAAGACCATCCGTCGACGTCATCAATGCGAAGTGCCCCTGCTCCTTGCGGAAGGCGAAAACCTCGTCAAAGAAATAGGGCAACTGCTGGGCAAACTTCTGTCCCGGCATCGATGGCGCGTATGAGACGGCTCCAAGCTCATCCGCCGACTTCTCCAGCTTGGCGCTGAAATACACATGCTTTCCGGGCAAATCTCGGAAGGCACGGATGAGATCTCCCATCCGATCCTGCATCGCGCCATAGGCTTGGCGAAAGTCGCGAGCCTTGCCGCCGACTTGAACCTTCTTCTCCGCCGACAGCAGCACCTCGGCAATCTCCGAAATGCTGTCTAGCGCGACACTCTCAAAGCCCTTCGCCTCATCCGACGACGACACCCAACGGTATGCGTCGTACAGGTCTTCGAGCGTCGCAATCTCGATGTACGGAAGGTCAAACTCCTTGATCGACAGCAACCCGGCTTCTGCCGAAAGCGTAATCGGAGTCGGCAGCGTCGCAATTGCGCGGGTTTTGCCGTGCCCTGCAGGACCATATCCAAGAAACTTAACCGCAGTAGCTCCGAGCGAGCCTGTGCGCTTCAGACTGATGGCCATTTGGCCTCCATTGTGGCGCGGTCCGGTGATCGGGTTGCGCCTTGTGAGTAGACTTCTAGCCGCATCTGCGTCAAACGTCAAGCATGAACGACACACGACAGATCACCATCGAGGAGATCCGCAGGCGTCTGCGCGATCACAACCTTTCAGCCGTGGCCAAGGCCACCGGACTCAGCAACGACACGCTCTATCGACTCATGCATGGCGTCACGACTCCGTCTCCGGCGACTGTCGCTGTGATCGCCCTCTATCTGAAGGGAGCCACCGATGGTCAAGCTTGATCGCGCCTTTGTCCCCGCTTTCGTCGACGACAGGACGCCAGAGCAGCAACTGATCGACGCCATCGCCTACGAGGGAATCAATCCGCCGTCATCGGTGACTCTCGACGGCAAGATTCATCGGTTCAGGTCGGACGCCAGTCGGGCCAAAAACGGCTGGTACATCGCCTACAGCGACGGGCGACCGGCTGGGCACTTCGGGTGCTGGCGTCGTCAGATTGACGTGTCATGGCGAGCCGAGGGCGGGCCGTCGATGACCCCCGCCGAGGAGGTGGCACATGCCAAGCGCATGGCCGACATGCGGGCGATTCGCGACGCCGAGCTGGCTCGCCAGCGTGAGGTCGTCGCCGAGGTGGTGGAGCAGGTTTGGTCCGAGTTGCCCGAGGCACCCGCCGATCACCCATACCTGCAACGCAAGGGCGTCAAGCCGCACGGAAGCAAGGTGACCTCGGATGGCAAGTTGGTGGTGCCGCTGTTTGACGTCGACGGCGGCATCTCAAGCCTGCAATACATCGAGGGCGACGGCGGCAAGCGGTATCACCCTGGTGGCGAAGTCAAGGCCAAGTTTTGGATGGTCGGCAAGCCGTCCGATGGCGTCATCTATCTCGCCGAGGGGTTCGCCACGGCGGCAACGGTCCACGAAGTCACGGGCCGACCGTGCGTCATTGCTTACAGCGCAAGCAACCTCGTCGACGTCGCCGGCTTGCTTGTGGGGCTGTATGGCAATCGGATCACCATCGTCGCCGACAACGACAAGGGCCACGTCGGGCTTCGTGCCGCTGAGCAAGCCTGCGCCAAGCATGGCGTTCGCTATGTGATTCCGCCGATCCCCGGCGACGCCAACGACTACGTTCAAGCCGGTCAAGACCTCGCCGCACTTCTGACGCCGTCGGCCGGCGACTGGCTCGTCGATGCCGTCGATTTTTCGGCACAGCCTGCCCCTATCTCATGGCTGATCAAGGGCTGGGCACAATCGCAAGCCCTGATGATGGTTCACGGCCCCAGCGGGTCCGGCAAGACCTTCGTCGTCCTGGACTGGTGTTGCCGCATGGCGTCGGGCCTCCCCGATTGGATGGGAGCCAAGGTCAAGCCCGGCGCGGTCGTCTACCTCGCTGGCGAGGGTCACCACGGACTGCGCGGTCGTCTGGCGGCGTGGCAGACCACCAATGGCCCGATCCCTCGAGGGAACCTGTTGCTGTCGTCGTCGGGTTGCGACCTCGACACGCAAGCAGGGTTGATCAAGGCGCGTGACTCCATAGCGGCGTTGTCCGTGCGGCCGTCTCTGATCGTCGTCGACACCCTCCATCGGTTTCTGTCCGGCGACGAGAACAGCGCACAAGACGCCAAGGAGATGTTGGATTCGTGCGCGGCGCTGATGGCCACGTTCAGTTGCTCTGTCCTGCTAGTGCATCACACCGGCGTCAACGAGGAAGCACAGGGTCGAGCCCGTGGGTCGTCAGCATGGCGGGGAGCCCTCGACATCGAGGTGTCGGTTACGTCCAAGGACGGCACGATCACGATTGCACAGCGGAAGTCGAAGGACGCCGAGATGCTGGCCCCCATCCATGCCCGACTGGCCAGCGTCGCGATCCCTGGTTGGGTCGATGAAGACGGCGCACCCGTCACAAGCGCCGTTCTGGCAGCATCAGATGCCCCGCCAGTGCGCGAAAAAGAGCCAGCCGGGTCCAAGCACAGGAAGACCTTTGAGCGGGCGTGGTTTGAGTCCAAGGCCGAGACTCTGGACGGAGCCCCGTATCTCACTCGAGCTGCGTTGCGTCAGCACTTGGAACGCGACGGCTGGAAGGCGTCGACCATCGACCAAGCAGTCAAGCCAAGCGCCCGACCGGGGTCCGTGATCCGTGATCTGCTCGATGCCGGGTTCATTTCGGCAAAAGACCACGGTTGGATCGTGATCGACCCGATGCGGGCTTCGGGTCTGATACTGGCCAAAGGTTCAGCGTAACGTAACGTAACAGGACGGTAACAGGTGGTAACTGCTACGGTGGCAAAGGCACTCACAGCGTAACGTAACGTAACCCCCCCCTTTAGGGGGGTTACGATGTTACGGTGGTGATGCGGGCCAGTTATCGACCGTGTGGTCCAACGGATTGGAAGAATTGATCTGGCGGGTGATTGCTGCTAGCCTCCCACCCACGCCACCCCGCTACCGTCTCTCGGCGGGTTGGCGAGCACCGGACACCCCACCGGATCGCGACTGGACCCCGCCTGCGCTGGCGGGGTTTGGTTTTTGTCGTTGCCTCCATCGCCACCACGCGCTACACAACGCCCACGATGGAGCCCTGACAAGGCAAACGATCCCCGGCATGGTGTCGGGGGTTTGTTTTTTTGTGCCAATATGGCAAGATGCTTGCCTATGCCGTCCCCTCCCCGTCCCGGTTCCGGGCGGGCGTCTGATCGCCTGCCTCTCTCTCGCTGGCTCCGCACGGCGACCGATCACATCTTGCGCGTCCAGTACGCCAAAGCCGTCGGCAACCCCGACGTCGTGCCGGACCTCACCGACGCCGAGCGCCTCTCTGTCGTCGAGGCCGACAGCAAGGATCGCAACGCAGCGGCAAAGATGATCCTCGACATCGCCCTAGCGCCTCACGCACGATGGGAGCCCGAGCACCGCGACAACGGGACCATGGTGGCGATGGGAGCCAACTGGCGGCGACCGTCCATCGAAGAACTTGAGGAGCGCCTAGCAGCCCTAGCGGACGACGGCGACCGTGCCGCCATCCTCGCCATGCTGGCGGCCCTCGACCCTGCCCGCTACGGGCCGCCTGGACGCACGGTGGCCGACGCGCCGGACACGGTCGACGTGGTGGATTGGGTGCCTGCGGTGGTCACGACCGCCGACCGGAAATAGCGCACCGTGCTGAATATCCAGCGCGGCGCGGCGACCCTGCTACCTCACCAGCTTGCGCTCGTGGGTGACAGGACGTCGAGGATCAAGGTACTCCAAGGCGGCTACCGAAGCGGGAAAACGGTCGCCGGTGTCGCGGCCGTCGTCGACATGGCTTTCAGATCTGGCGGGTTCCCCGTCCTCGTCGTAGAGCCTACCTACCGCATGGTCGTTGACGTTTTTGTCGCGACGGCGCGGCGGATGCTGGATGCGTGGCGCTTGCCCTACACGTGGCACAAGACCGACAAAATCCTCACCATCGGGCGCAAACGGCAGGTGGAGATCCTTTGTCGCAGTGCCGACGAACCCCGCTCCCTTGAAGGCATCACCGCTGGCGGGCTGCTCGTCGACGAGTGGGAACTGTGCGACGTCGAGGCCCTGACGACGGCGATGGCCCGTGTCAGCATGGGTCCGTGTCAGCAAATCGTGCTGACGGGCACTCCTGAAGGCTACGGTCCTGCCTACGAGATGATCCTCGCCAAGCCGTCGCCCGATGTGCGGCAATGGAGCGTGACGTCGTCGGCGAACAGCTATCTGTCGTCGACGTATGTGGAATCGATGCGTCAACGCATGGACGACAGCACGGCCAGCGAAAAACTTGACGGCGTCCGCACGGCCAAGGGTGGGCGCGTCTATGGCCGATTCGACCGGCGGGTGCATTGCGTGTCGCCTGTCGTCAATCGCGGCACCATCCAAATCGCATGCGATTTCAACGTGCGCTACATGCATTGGATCGTCGTCGAGACGGACCAGTCGCAGCGCACAACACACGTCGTCGGCGAGGTGATCAAAGAGGGCGGAACGACGACGGACGAACACGCTGAGCGCGTGGCGCAGTGGATCGCGCACTACCTCACCCGCACACGAGGGAGGCACTACACGCGAGACGACGTGTACCAGATGAGACTACAGGCGTTCGTCGACGCCAGCGGCACGGCGCTTCGTTCCACGTCGACAAAGAGCGACGTTGCGCTACTGACGCAAGCCGGGTTTCGGCCGGTGCATGGCAACGCAAACCCGCCCGTCAAGGACAGGGTCAACACGCTTAACGTCCTCTTCCGCGACCGTCGCGTCACCGTCGATGCTGCGGCTGCCCCCGTGCTTACTCGGGCGCTGGAAACGCAGGCGCTGGACCGCAATGGCGACCCCGACAAGCGCGGCGATATCGATCACGGTATCGATGCCCTCGGCTATCTGTGTCATTGGCAATGGCCCGTCCATCGACCACGCGCCAACCAGACGGCCCCAACTGACGCCCTCACCGATGAATGGGGGCGAGTCTGACCGGGTGTTTCCGCTTGACTTTTGGCGTGGTAGGGTTGCGGCATGATTTCCTACAACGCCGCAAGCGATGCCGTGATCGAGACAATCCGACAGCAGGCCGGCGCATGGATGCCAGACCAGTTGTCGGCGTTGCTCGACGCTGGCCGCAAGACCCGACCCGCCGACTATGACAGCGTCGTCAAGGGGCTTGCGGTGCGCTACTCGGGCGACCAGGCCAGCGTCATTCGCGACGCGCTGAAAAAGGCCTATCCCCGCACTTACCAGCAATTGCCGATTGACCCCGTCAACTGGCTTCGGTTCTTCGCTCGACAGGACAGCGGCGTCTACGCCACGCCAGCGGACCGCACCCTTGTCGACGACGAGGGCGAGGCGCTGGACGAAGAGGACGAGCGCCTTGTCGCCTTCCGCCGTGGGCTTGACGAGGCCGGCATCGACGTCGTCATGCCAGAGATGGAACGGCGCTGCCACGCTGGCGTTCGTGCGTCGTTTGCCATGATTGGCTGGCGACGCATTGGCGACATCGGCAAGCTGGTTTGCCAGATCTACTGGACGCACGACGTCGTCACGCTGGCGCACCCATCGGCCCCCGATGACCCCGATGCCTTGTGGCTGTGCGCCATCAAGCAAGCCACGCCGTCGTCGGCGTCGCCTTTGTGGTGGGTGTGGTCACGGGAGTTTGTCGAGGACGATGCCGGCAATCTCGTGTCGTTCGGCGCGTGGTCGCATCGGCGCGTGTCGGAGGACGGCAAGACTGCGACGGCGTCGGAGGCATACGAAGGCCGCTTCCCCGGCGCGTTCCTTCGTATCGAGCCCGGCGCTGGCGGTATCTGGCCTGACCCTGACCGTGACGTCGTGGCCAACGTCGACAGGCTGAACGTGTCGCGGTCCAATCGGCAGCACGTCGTCGACATGCAGGCCCATGCAACGTGGGTCTACAGCGGCCTCACTCGCGAGACGAGCGAACTTGTCGGCGGTCCAGGTGTCGTCCTGCAAATCGGGTCCGGCGAGACGCTGCAAGCACAGACTGCCGGCGCGGACCATGCCGCCATCGAGGCCAGCGCAACACGCGACCTGCAAGAACTCGGCGTGTCGCGAGGCAACAGCCCAGACGCCTACGCCGTCGAACCCGGTGCGCCGCAGTCCGGCGTGTCACGCATGATCGCGAATGCACCGCATGACCAGCGCGTTGCGGAAAGCCGACCCATCTTCAAGGCGTTCGAAGAGGGCCAGCTTCTGCCAATCGTCGTCGACGTGTTGCGCTTGTTTGATCCACAGAGCCCCGATGAGTTTGGCGACGTCAAGCCGATGGTCACGCTGTCGACCGGCAAGACCTATGAGGCCGATCAAGAGAAGCAGGATCGTGTGCTGGCGCTCAAGGAAGCCGGGCTCATCGACGAGGCCGATGCTCGCGTGATGCTGGGCTTGTCTGCCGACCGTGCGACGGCGGAAGCGTACCTTGAGCAGATGCGGGCCGTCCGTGCGCCACAGGTCAGTCTGCCCGGCGCATTGGCGGGTTCGCCGTTCACGGCGCGGCGAGAGACAACCGTCGTCGAGGAAGAGGACGAGGAAGAGGATGAGGCCACGTCGTGAGCGGGGCAGATGCTGCCGGCGTCGTCGCCGATGCCGCCGTCGAGGATCTGCGACGTCTTGAGGTGGCACTTGAGCGCGACCTGCTCCGAATCCTCTTGTCCCTCGACACCGTCCCCGGAGAGGACAGCCTCGTCCGCCGACAGGCGCAGACTTCAGCGGCTGTCCTCTCGCAGGTACGTCGCCGACTGGAAGCCGAGGGGGAAACGGTACGCGGTGTTGTCGGACAACGCGCCATCGAAGCCGTCGCCGCTGTCTTGGGTACGCCTCCTTCGGCGCTATCGGTCGATGCACGACGAGAGTTAGACGCCATCGTTAACGGCCAAGTCGCCGACGTCGTCGCGGTTTTCAGGTTGGCCCGTGAGGAGATGCGCGACGCCGTGTCTCGCGGCATCACGTCCAGTGAGTCGCTTGCCGACGTCATCGAAGAGGTGCGGGCGCGACTGTCGACGACGTATGTCCGTGCGTCGGCCGCAGTCGATGCCGCTATCATGGCGGTGGGTCGGCGGTCCGTCATCTCTGCGGCCCGTGAGGTTGAGGCGGAACTCGACCTCGTCTACGTCTACGTCGGGCCACGCGACGCGAAGAACCGGCCCTTCTGTCGAACGTGGGTCGGCAAGGCGGTCACGGACCCGGCCCGCCTCGACAACGGACAGGGGCTTCCTGCCGACGACTACTGCGGCGGGTACAACTGCCGTCATAGCTGGGCACCGACGACGGTAGAGACGGCGGTCCGTGAGGGCATCGAGATCTATCGGCCCGATGGGTCCAGGCTCATCATCGACGCTGAGACAATGGCTCTGCAACGGAGGTGACGACGTGGGCATCACAACTAAACGGAGCGGAACCCCGGTAAAGTTTGACCCCGAGAAGGCGGCCAAGGTCATCGGTGCCTTCGTGCCCGGCGCGATCCTGCGGCGCACGGATCAAGGTATCTCGTCGACGGGGCAAGCGTTTGCGTCCTACTCGACGCAATACCGACGACAGCTACAGCGCATGGGCGAGGATCAGAAGATAGACCTACGCTTGACCGGCGGACTCATGAATTCGATCAAAGTCCGCGAAACGCGCATCACCGGAACCGGTGTTGAAGTTGTCATCGCGCCTGACACTGGGTCCAGCAGCCAGGTCCGTGCGCCGTCAGAGATCAGGGCGCTCCGTCGTGCTGGCCTTGTCGAGGGGCGGTTCGGCGAGGCAGGCATCAGCAAGACCCTGAGACGTGGTGAAGCCCGTCAACTTGAACGCGACCTCAAGCGCGAATCAGGCCAGCGACAAATCAAGACCGGCGAACAGGGACCGCCACACAACGTGCTCGGCTACTGGATCCACCACGGCACCTCGACGACGCCAGCGCGGCCGTTTATGGGCTTGACGCCAGATCAAGAGCGCGAACTGAACGTGCTGCTTGGCAAGGCAAAAGTCTTCGGTTAGACCGCCGCTCATGGCGTCAGCTCGCCTAGCCCCCGGCTCCGCATGGTGCGGTGACCGGGGGCGCGTTTTTGCGCACAGGTAGCGCCAAGCCGTCAACTGCATTATAGTGCAGGCCATGCAGCGCGTGCTGGTCGGCTCCACAGACACGATCCTGTCGTATCCGCGCCTGTCGACGGATGGCGGTGTCTCGACCGGCATTCCCTCGTCGGCGACGGCGCGACGCATCCCGTCGCAGTCTCCCGATGCTCTCGGTGTCTACGTCGCCGCTACGGTCGATCCGCTGTCGACGACGACGCAAGGCGCGGTGCCAGAGGGTGCGGACAGTCTGCCCCTTGCGGCGTCGGTCGCAATCGTCGCCGGCCGGCGCTATCTCGTCACCGACTCATCAAGCGCCCGCCCGGTGGTGGTTGTCGCGGCCCGTAGTGGCACCCTGTCGACTTTGTGGCTTGCCGAGCCCCTGCCCTGCGACATCGGCCATGCGTCGACTGTGAGCGGTCTGGCGGTGTCTGTGGCCCTGACGGCAGCACAGACCATCGAGCCCGGCGCGGGCTATGTGCTCTTCCGCGCCACGGTCGACGGCGTCGTCCGTGAATGGGACGAGTCCTTTCGGGTCGTCCGGCGCATCACGTCGATTGCGCTGTCGCCGACAGAGTTGACGCAATCCTACCCCGTCGTCCGGCAGATTGCGTCATCGTCAGACCTCACCCTCGAGGAGGCCATCCAAGCCTCATGGCGGATGGTTCTCGTCCCGGCGCTTGCGGCGCGAGGCATCCTCGATGAAGACGTGCTTACCGACGACGTGCTCGTGCCCATGCACGCCGCCGCCACGGTGGTCCACCTCGCCCGCCAGTGGCCAGCCGCGCCGTCGGAATTCGTGTCGCGCCTTGAAGCCAGCTACGAGCAGATCAAGCAGACCACCTACGACCGGATCGACCTCATCACCCGCTCGCAGGACGAGGTCACGCCGGAGATTCCGACGCCGGGCTCGCAAGGCCCGCGCTTCATGAGGATTTCACGTTGACGTGGCAGGATGCCCGCCGCGCCCTTGTGGCGATCCCCGGCGGCATCACCCCTGCCGTCGTCTCGCGTGGGCTCCCGTCGCGCTTTACGCACGATGTGGCGGGCCATGACGAGACGGTCGGTACGCAGTCGCGCCGATGGTGGGGGCGCGTGTTGTCGGGTGCAGCCGAGGGGCCATACCAGGTGCAGCAGACCCGGCATCGGCTGACATGGGAGATCGTCGTCGAGTACGTCGACAGCGTCGGCAACACCTCGGCTATCGACGAGGCCATCCCGACCGACGCCGCGCAACTTGCGGCGGCATTCGCCCTCGGGTCCAACTGGGACCGCGCTACGAGCGGCATCGTCGCTGTCACGCCAGCAGGGACCGACGTAGCGCCCTACACTGTGGAGCAGGTGAGCGGTGCTCGCCGACTCCGAATGACTCTTGAAGTGAGGTACAGCACATGACCGACGTCGCTCGCTTGTCCACGTTGCGCTACGGCCTCCACACGAACGCTTTCACGTTCAGCGGTACGCCGACGCTCGTTCCCCTCCGTCTCACCGACGACGGCGCGTCGTTCTTGCCTCGCAACCGTGCGCCGATTGCGCGGTCGTTGCGGTCGCTGTCGGGCCGGCGCTACTCGCATGTCCGTGGTGTGCAGGACCTCGCCGACATCTCCGTCGCCACCGAGATGCGCGGGGTCAACGCCAACACCGGCGCGGCTGTCACCGACTGGGAAGCGAAGATGGAGCAGGGCTATCTGCTCGCCAGCCTCTTCGGCGCTGTGGCCCCTCAGACGTCAGGTGTCGCGCCCACGGTCGCTTCATCGGGTCACACGCCAGCGTCGGGAATCATTGCCGTCGTCGGCACGACCACCGCAAACGGGCAGGTTATCGCCTTCGCTTCGTCGGCGGGCTTGCAGATGGGTCGCATCGCCAGCGGTGGCGGCACGACGACGCTGACGCTGGACCATCCCTACAGCGGCACCCCGACGACTGGCGCGACCGTCTTCCGTAACGCTGTCTACACCGTCGCTGACGCCGTCACGCACCACGTTCATGCGATGTTCGCCGCAGAGGGTGAGGATTGGCGGCGCGACTACTTCGGCTGTATGCCGATGTCGATGGCGCTTGCCCTGCCTAATGCCGGCCTTGTCGGCATGACGTCGGTCTTCTCCCCGACGTCGTTCTCTGACGTTGCCGAAGCCAACCCGGCCCACGCCGAGCCTGTGTCGGGCAACCCCATCGTCGTCGACGCTTGCCGCATGTGGTTTGCCGGCAACGACGTCATCGCCCGCGACTTGACGATCAACTACAGCGCGGCGACGACGCCCCGTGTTGCGTCGACGCGCACGAACGGTCGTGTCGGTGGCGTGAGCAGCACCGGCGACGGCAAGACGTTCACCATGGAATTCAGCGTCTATCTCGGCGACGCCAACCTCGCTGGCGAACTGCAAGACAGCGCGGGAAGCCCGACGCTGAACGACCTCATCGGCGACAGCGACGCCGCTGGCGACGTGTCGGTGACCCGCAAGGTGTCACTCCAGGTCGGCACCGAGATCGGGGCCGTCATGTATGCCTACATGCCCGAGGCTGATTGCGTGGTCACCACGCAGCACGTCGACGGCCTCACCGTTGCTCGCGTCGTTGCCACCGGCACCGGCGCTCTTCCTGCTATCCTCTCTGTGGGGTGACACCGTGGCTGTCCGCATCGCAAACACCGTCCGTAACACTCGCGTCGACTCAATCCGTGCCGCCATCGACGCTGGCGCTGGCGCGGGCCTGCTCCGCATCTACAGCGGCGCGAAGCCGACGAAGGGCGGCACTCCCGCCGGTACGTTGCTCGCCGAGCTGACGTGCGCCGATCCCTGCGGCTCGTCGTCGTCGGGTGTGCTGACGTTCACGACGCCGTTCTCCGACACGTCGGCCAACGCGACGGGCACGGCGGCGTTCTTCTATCTCGTCGACAGCACGGGCACCTTCGTGTGCGATGGTGACTGCGGCACGTCGGGTTCAGATCTCAACCTCACGACGCTGTCCATCGTCTCGGGCCAGCCGGTGCAGGTCACGTCGCTGACCATCACTGACGGCAACAACTGATGCACGACGTCGATCCCGCGCTCAACCTCGGTCACGCACAGTGGGAGTCGACGACGGCTCCCGCTGGCGAGGCCGACGTCGAGAGCAAAGCGTTCTGGCGTTGCGTCAAGTGCGCCCACGTCGTCGGGTTCTGGCTCGATGGCCACGGCTCAAGCCCCACGTCGACGACGACGCAACCGCCCGCTAACGTCGGCATTTATGCTGGCGAAGTCTGCACCTGAGAGGACGACACATGGCCAACGTGATCGCACGACGTAGCACCAACGCAAGCAAACTGGAGCGATGGCTTGGCGCTGACCAGGTGGAGCACATTTCGGGGTCCATGCGTGACTGGCACGGCAAGCGCCCGATCCTCATCAACGGCGTCCCCGGTGCTGGCGGTGTGTGGTGCGGTCGCGGTGGCGACTTCGTCGGCAAGATCGACGGCGGCGACTTCATGTCTTTGGCTGAGCGATGCGTTGAGCGTGTCGACCACGCCATCGGCAAGGTCGCCAAGCGTCACCGGATGCACGGTTTCTCGTCGCTGTCGGACCTCATCAACGAGGTCAGCAACTTCGGCAAGCGCAAGGACTTCACCTACCAGAAGCAGGGCTCTGCGTCGGTCACAGGCGGAACCAACACCATGTGGCGCGTCGGTACCTATCCCCCTGCGGGCAATGCTGCGGCGGCTGCTCCCGGTGGTGCGGCGTTGACGGATGCAACGCAAGGCGCGTTCTTCTTTGTCAACCCGTCGTCGCCAGACACGCAGCATTTTGTCCGTGCTGAAGTGCTGTCGTCGACGGCACCACGCACGTTGCTGCTCTACGACCGGCTTTTCGAGGTCAACAAAACGATGTCGTCAACGGCGACGGAGGCGGTGACGGGCGTCCCGACACGCTACCAGAACACCGCCGATGACCAGCCGGATTCCTGCGACGGGAACTTTCTTTTCATCGAAGGTCAAGCGGCTCTCGGTGCGACGGCGCACAACTGGACCGTCTGCACCTACGTCGACCACAACGGCAACGCCGCGACGTTGCCGTCGCTGACGGGCAATGCATCGAACATCATCAACCGCCTCGATCATCCAGTGGGTCAGTGGTTCGCCCCGCTTGCGACCGGCGACAACGGGATCAAGGCGCTGACGCAGATGCAGTGCAGCGCGTCGGTGACGGGCACGGTGGCATTCGTCATCGGGCACCCGATTGCGTTTATGCCGGCCGTCGTCACGAACATGATGACCATCGTCGACGGGATCAACACCGCTTTCAACTTGACGCGCATCTTCGACGATGCCTGCTTGGCATTCCTCGACGTCAACGCCTCGTCAACGACGGCGGCGACTTTTACAGGGATGTTCGCCACGGCGTCGGGTTGATCACGACGTAGGAGGTCGAGGCCGTGCATCAGATTTCCGGCAACGGCCTTGTCGTCCGGTCGTGGGCGCAGACACAGTGGGCGACCAAGCCCACCAACCACGACCCGAATCCGCCGATCAACCTTGAAGAGTCGAGCGACATCGTCCTCGCCGACGCCGTCGTCAGCGGTAGCGCGACGGCAGGGTCTGGTAGCGGCGTAGACGCAACCGGCGCAATCACGCTCGATACCGTCGCCGTCTCGGGCAGTGGCCAGCAGACGCACATTGCGACCGGCGCGGTCACCCTCAACACGGTGGCGTTCGCTGGTAGTGGCCAGCAAACACACGTCGCCACCGGGGCAATCACCCTGGACGCCGTCGCCTGCACTGGCGTTGTCTCCGACGTCGTCTTCGGCACGGGCGCGGTCACTCTCGACACCGTCACCGTTGCAGGATCGGGCGACGTCGGCGCGTCCTCCGTCGATGGTACCGGCGCTATCACGCTGGACGCCGTCACGGTTGCAGGTACCGGCTCTCCGGTGGTTGTCGGGTCCGGCGCTGTCAGCCTCGACAGCGTTACGGTAGCTGGCGCTGGCTCGCCCATCGTCGCCAGCACGGGCGCAATCACACTCGACGCCGTCACCTCGACGGGCACTGTTGCAGCCGTGGTCTTCGGCACGGGCGCTATCACCCTCGCCGACGCCACCGTGGCGGGTTCTGGCACACAGGTTCACGTTGCGTCGGGCGCTATCACCCTCGACGCTGTCTCTTGCACTGGCGACGTTGCAGCGGTGGTCTTTGCCTCCGGCGTCGTCACCCTCGACGATGCGGCCGTCGACGGCGCTGCTTCGATTCCCAACCTCGGCACTGGCGCTATCACCCTCGACGGCATCGCCATTTGGGCCACGAACAAGCCGGCGATGCTCATCGGCACCGTTCCTGCGGTGTTGCCTGCAACAGGCAACATCGCAACATCGCTGTCGGCGATGGGCACCGTGCCTGCTACGCTGACGGCGGGCGGCGTCATCCCCGCCGCGCAATCTCTCACCGGCTCCGTCCCAGCCGGCCTCACTCTCACCGCACAGGTGTCGACATGACGGCGCTCAGCATCAAGCAAGGCCACACCCAAACTGTAACGCTCCAAATCAACGCCAGCGGCGGCGGAGCGTTCAACCTGACCGGATACACGGTCACGATGGTTGTTCGCGCTCAGGGCCAATTGGCGAAGTCTGGGACGGTCGTCTCCCCGGCGACGGGCGAGGCCACGTTCACGTTTGCAGCGGCGGACTACGCTGGCGCACTTCAGCCCGGCCGATGGGTCTATGAGGTGTGGGTGTCCGACGTCGACGAGAATCTGCCCGTCCTGTCGGGCACCCTGACGATTGTCGACGTCCCCCAGCGCGTGTGATATCGCCGCGCAAACCCCTCACATGAGGCGCACATGCCAGCTCTGCTCATCTATCCCGGCACCCGTGGCACACCTGTCCCGCTGCAAGACGTCCTACGTGAGGCGCACGACGCCTATCGCGAGGCTCGCAAGGCGCAGATCGAGGGACGCCGCAAACGGCGTGTGCCCCTCGACGACAGCACGGATTGGAAGCAGGTCACCGAATCGGTCGCTGGCGTCTCTCTGGCCCTCACAGACCGCGACAGCGCCAAGCTGGCCCGTGAGGCGCGGATGCTGGCGGAACTCACCGAGGGCAACGCCCTCGAAGAGGTCGGCCCCTACGAGCCAGACCCGGCGCTGGAGGGTATTCTCGTCACGATGCAGGTAGTCGCTGACGCCGATAGACGTCTTTGGAATGCCGAGACGCAGGCGCAATGGGCGAGGGTGCGGGAGTGTCGCGTCTCTGGCGACCTCGTCGGCGCACAAGCCGCCCTGAACGCGCTGGATGCCATCGCGGCCCGTGTCGTGTCTGCCATCGTTGTCGAGGTGGCCGGCATCGAGGGAATGAAGCCGACCATCGCCGAGTCGATGCCGGGCCTGACCCTCGCCGGCTTGCTGGCTCCGCTGTACCAGGCGGCTCGCCACTTCCTTGAGTTGCCCGTGGGAAAAGCCGTGCGCTGTGGGCTGCCACCGCTGTCGACCTGACACGGTACGACTGCGACGACTGCCCCACGGCGCGACGATCACAGCAGGGATGCACTTCCGACGGGCCGGTGGTGTTTTTCGCCGGCACTGAACACGCCACACGGCGATGCCCTCGACGACACCTACGCGACCACCCCGACGTCGGCGGGGCGCTTGCGCTGTGGCGCTCATGCGAGGGAAAGCCGGGTGTCGAGGCGCTCCGGGCGCTGTCCACACACGCCGTAGACGCCTTCGCGGTCGTGGATTCTGGCAGAGCTGCTAAGATGCAGTCGGATGCCGAGCAGGCGCGTACCGAGGCACGGGCGCAGGAAGCCGCTAGGCCACGAGGTAGGCGATGACGCAGACAATTGAGTACGTCGTCAAGGTCAACGCCACACAAGCACAGGCGGCCGTTGCCGACGTCGAGAAACGCTTCGGTGGCGTCGACACCGTCGTGGCTCGCGTCGACAAATCAATCATCGCGCTTGAACGCGACATGAAAGACTTGAACGCCGCCATCGCGGCGGGCGGGCCGAATGTAGAGCAATACAAGAGACAGTTGGAGAGTCTTCAGGTCGCTGCGAATGGTGCGGCCGGTGGCGGCATGGGTTCGCGAGCAGGCGGCCTGCTTCAACTCTCTCAGACACTCGACGATTTTCAATACGGCATCCGTGGCGTCGTCAACAACATCCCTGGACTCGTGCAGGGATTCGGCATGGGCGCTGGCATTGCGGGCGCGGCGCAGTTGGCATTCATTGCGGTCAATCAGCTTACAGACAAGCTGACGGGATACATCAAGAAGCAGCAAGAAGCGACGCAAGCCGCAATCAAGTTTCGCAATTCAATGCTGGATGTGCAGATCGGGGCGATGCAGGAAACGGCAGACCTGCAAAAGCGCCTTGACGAATTGAATATTGAGATCGGCGGGGGGAAGGCTGCAACGGCGAAGGCAGAAGCAGATCGCCAGTTGAAGGAGATAGACGAACGCATCTCCAACCTTGACCAGCAACGCTCCAAACGTCAGGGCACTGTCGCGATACTGGAGCGGCTTCAATTCAAATCGGGAGAGCAAGAGAAGCAAATCGCCTATGAGAAGGCGCAGATCACAAGCATCAACACAAGACTGGAGACGGAACGAGCCCTCAAAGACGAGGTGCGGAAGCAGCTTGAGATCAAGGAAAAGATTCTCAAGGCAGAAGAAAAAATCGCCAACATGGGCAAGAAGGGGCCGGCTGAGACACGGGACTACAGTTTGTCGGCGGAAGAGCAAGCCATGTACGGCACGGGCTTCAAGGGTCCGTCGCTCATGGCTGCAATTCTCGACAGCACCGCAAAACTCAACGAAGAGCAAGCGAAGCAAGACGCAGATGCCCGTGAAATTTGGCGCACGGCTGAATCAAACGTTCTCGACTGGCTTGGCAAAATGCGCGATGAAGCGCAGGACCACCGCGCCAAAAACGAACTCAAAGCCTATGACGAACGGCGCAAACTGGCGGAAAAAGAGAAGAGGGAGCAAGAGAAAGACGCAGCAGAGATGCAGCAAAAGTGGGATGATTTCTACATGGGATTTGCCGAGTTGGGCGCACAAGGCTTTGGCATGGTCGCCAGCGCCGGGCAGCAGTATTTCGACGACATTATCACCGGGCAGGAACACGCCGCCGAGATGATGGGCGTCTCGCTCATGCGGACGGCTGGCGATGCGCTCGTCGGACACGGCATCAACCTGCTTGGACAGAGCGTCGTGTCTGCATTCACGCCTGCCCTTCAGCCTCTTGCTGCCGCGCAGGCCGGCGCTGGCGCTACCCTTGTGGCTGCCGGCATGGGCCTAGGCGCTGGCGCAACAGCGGCCTCACATACTCTCGCAGGCGGCACCATCGGCAAGCCCCTCGACGACAAAGCGACCCGCGACCCTGGTGCCTCCCCCCGTAGCAGCGGCGGCGGTGGGAGCGGTGGCCCATTGATCGTGAACGTGGCATACGGTGCAGGCGGCCCGTTGCCTGAGGATATCGCCCGCGAGATCCACAAGGTCACGTCCAGCGGCAACCGCCGACGAGGTGCAGCGTGAGTTACCCGGTCCTCTCTGGCGCTGTCGTCGTCACCGCAGCCAACCGGCGCTTGCGCTTCCGTGAGGCCGCTGGCGCGGTCGGGAACGTCGACCTTGCGCTGGGCACCTACTTTCTGCGAGGCAGGTACGCGACGAACCTGGCGACGTATAGCGAGTCTCTAGACGATGCGAGTTGGACGAAATCTCAAGTCCTCCTCACACCTAACGTCGTTATCGCACCCGACGGCACGTTGACGGCCGACAAGGTTGTGGAGAATGCGACGTCTAACGTTCACTTTGTTTCGAAGTCCGTCTCAAAAGCTGCATCACAGATAACCTACACGGCCAGCTTCTATGCCCGCCCGGACGGGCGCAACTTTGTCCGTGCGTATCTCTTCTCGGGGGTTTCGACCAACCGTATCGACGTCACGGTCAACCTGCTGACGGGAGCAATCGCATACGTCACCTCCAACGGCACATGGACGCTGGGCTCGTGCTCTGTGACGACGCTGGAAAATGGCTGGTATCGCATCGCCATCACCGGCCTATCGGACACTGCGGTGACCGCGCAACTGCTCATCGCCACAAGCAGCGGCCCAGCGGCAGGCGATTCCATCTACCTTGGCGACGGCGTGAGCGGCATCTTTGTGTGGGGCGCTCAGATTGAGGCTGCCGCCAGTGTCGGCCCATACGTCCGCACGACCACCGCATCGGCGACTGGCCCCAGCAACGAGCTGGCACTGGCAATCAAGACCGGCCTCGACGCCTTTGGCGCTGGCGGCAACGCCTACGACGTTTCGCTGTCGGCCGACATCGACCCCGACAAGCAGGCATCGGTGCTCACCATTACCCGCACGACGGGAACCGATACCTTTGGCCTCGTCAAGGACGGAAGCCAGACTTTCGACTATGACCTGTTGGGGTTCAGTGCCTCCACGGAGAACGACAGCGCCCCTAAGAGCGGCGCAAGAAGCGCGGCCGCAGTCTGGATCGGGAACGACGTGCTCCGCGAACGTGAGCCATTTGGCGAGCGCACAGTGGCCGTCCCGCGCAAGGCCAACGGCGGCGTGGTCGGCGTGTCGAGGTCATCGCACATGGTTTCGTGGTCGTTGGGGTTCGCCTTCGTCCATGAGGCGCGGATGCTGTTGCGGGCCAGCGTCGACCCCGGTGGTTCGCTTGAGTCGTTCCTCCGTCGCTTCGGCGCTGGCGCTGCATTCCAAGGCCGTGAGGTCAACGTGGCATCGGGCTCGGTGCTGGCCCCGATCATCGAGCATCCGTTCGGCACGTTGCACTGGTCAGAGGACACGCTGTCGGCGTTTCGACCTCGCCGGATCGGTCCCGGTGTGCCGCTGTATGACCTCGACACCACCGCACATGAGCAGGTGACCTGATGGCCTACTACGGGCGCACAGCAAACGAGCACGTCGACCTCCATCTCTCGGTGGTTGTCGAGGGAATCCCCGTCGTGTTCGTCGAACGCAACCTCCCGACGTCGCCAGCGGTGTGGGGCGGGCGAACGCCAATCGTGTGCCTGACTCGCGTCGAAGAGGGCGAGTCGACGCTGTCCTACGAAGATCGTCGCGAGATGGCGGCGACGCTGGACCTTGAGATGCTGGACGATGCCGGCGTTCTCGCCGACCTCTTCGCCACGGCGTCGCGCTCTGTGACGTGGGCGTCCGCGACCTCCACAGTGTCGGCGACGACGCTCACGCTGGCGTCAACGGCGGCGCTCGTCGGTGGCCAGCACATCTACGTCGGGGCTGAGACGATCACTGTAGGCACCGTCGCCTCGGGCACGTCCCTCACCGGCTGCACCCGTGGTGCCTTTGGGTCGACGGCAGCCGCGCTCTACGGCACCGCCAGCGACGGCGATAGCGTCTACGTCGTGCCTCCGTTCTGGCGTGGTCGTCGTGTGTCGCTCTACGCTCATGCGCCCGATGGAGCGGGGCTCTACACGTCGACGTTGCTGGGCACCTACCTCATCGACGAGGCACCCGTTCAGGCTGGCGACCTCCGATGGACGCTTCGTTGCGCCGGAATCGTCCAGGAATACTGGGAGCGCTCAATCGGACTCGGCTTGCGTGAGCAGGCGGCGCTTGAGGTGACCGTTATCTCCACTTCCATCGGTGTGCGCGTCGAAGACGCCACAGCGTTCCGGTTGGGTTCCTCCTTCCCGACGTATGTTGCCATCGACGCCACATCCATCAGGTCTGGACGTGAGGTGTTCGCCATCTATGAGGTTGTCTCCGTCGACACGACGAACGACATCGTCCAGTTGGACCTGTCGCCGTCGTTTGGTACGCCGCACATCCTCACCGGCGTCGGCGCACTGGACGCCACCATCAGGCCCGTCGCGACGTTCAGCGGGTCGGCGCTGCTCTATCTGCTGTTGTCTCGCGAAGGGCAAGGCGCGACGTCATACGACCGTCTGCCGGGCCGTCTGCCAGCCTCGACATACGAAGGCGGCTGGCGCATGGGCGCAGCGTTCACGACGGCGGAGGTCGACGTCGCCGCATTTGAGGCGGTGCCGTTTGTGAACTCGCTCTTTGTCGTCGAGCGCGAGGAGAAGCTGACGGACCTTCTCCGCGAGTGGACGCTTCTCACGAACACCGCCATCGTCTCCACCGTCGACGGCAAGATCAAGCCGATCACGCTTGCCCCACCGCGCATCATCAACACGACGACAATCGGCGCAGACGACGTCATCCCAGATGGACCGCTCACCGTCACTTGCGACGAGGCCAACGTCTATCCGCTTCTCACTGTGCGCGGCGGCTACGATATCCGCTCCGGCGATTTCACCGTCGAGGCCCCGCTCGTCAACGTCGACCTCGCGAAGAAATACCAGCGCAACACGAACAAGCTTGAAGTAGAGATCAAGTCGATTGGCATCGACGGCGGCTTCCCCATCGGGTTCGATGCGCCCTCATGGCGCAACCCGGTGTCCATGCGCGTTGAAGACCTCATCGTCTACGTCGATGCCGTGATGAAGGGCTCCACGCTGGGCCGGCGCTTCCTCTCGTTGTCGCTGTCGCATGAGCATCTTGGACTGCGCATCGGCGACGTCATCACTCTGGGCACCGACCTTCCCGACGCCTACGATCTGCCCGACTTCCGTGGCGGGTCGATACTTGGCTTGTCGGCTCGCGTGGTGGCGCGTCGTCCGCGCTACGACCAGGCTCGTGTTGACGTGCGGCTTGAGCTGCTTGACCGGCTGCTGCATGTCTGCCCTGCGTCGACGATCACTGCCTATGATGGCCTTAAGACCTACACTCTGTCGGCAACGGCACCGGAAGTGTCCAGCGCATCGCCAGCCAATGATTTCTGGATCGGAGCAGTGGTCACGTTTGTTGACAGGTCCTCGTTGGCAACGACGCCAGCGACCCATGCGACATCCATCACCGCAATCCCGTCGACGACGCAGATCACAATCGACGTCAACCCGTCTTTTGCTGCCGAACTCACCGTCGACTACGTCGTGCTCAACCCTGAGACGAGCAGCGCGGGCACAAGCGCGTCGGGCTACAGCCTGATCGAACTCGCCAAGCTGGCTGACAGCGACGGCAACGCAGGCGCAAACGCCAACACAGACAACGAACCGAGGTGGCGCTAATGGCCCGTCTACGCTCTGCATCGCCGGTCGGCGTCCCACCTCGTGACACGTCGCCAGATGCCAGCATCTTCCGTCGCTGGCTCGCCACTGCGGCGGGCGACGTGGCGCTTGCCAGTGACCTTGCCACCGGGGCCAACTCGACGACGCCGATTGACCACAGCGGCGCACCGCTTGGGTGCCAGCTACGGATGCCGCTTGCCGCGCAGCACATCGGGCGGATCATCGGCAACGTTAGCGGCTCCGACGGCAACTATTACATTCTCGCCGTGCCGGTCTTTGTGCGGGCTGGCGAGACTGGCTACTATCGCCTTGTCGTCGACGTGACTCCGTTTGGCGATGACCCCGTGACGCTTGAGGTCCGCAACACGTCGTGGACAGTCACGGTCAATCCGACACCCGGAGAGCGTGAGGCCGCACCTCCGCCTGTCGCTGATGGGTTGCGTTCTGCGACCCCAAGCAATGTATCTGTCTCGTGGACATTTTTGCTGGCTACGACGGGCATTCACTACCTGCTGGTCAAGCGTTTCATGCGCAGCGCCGACACCGGCGCAACCCTGTTTCGATGGGCGCTCGACCACCAACGTGGAAGCGCCGGCAACAGCAACGGAATCCTCGTCGACGGCACAGCCGTGCAAGGCTCGCCCTACGGTGCTTTGACCAGCTACGCGCCCGCGAACGTGCTGGAGTTTTACGACGAGGAAGTCGTTACCGATGGCCCGTTGTCGGCGTGGGTGACGTCGAGACTCAACCGCAAGATCAACGCGCTCTGGGAGTACGTCACTGGGGGCACTGTCCCCGGCAACGTCGCAAGGCAGATCTCAAACACATGGAACAACAACCGGACGACGTGGTCGGCTGAGGCGCTGCTTGAGTTTCCGATCACGTCCATAGCGGTGGGCGCGTCGGCAGACATCGCGTCACCAAAGACGCCGAGCCTGACGCAGCTATCGGGATGGATCCGCTACCCCGACAAACACGCAACAGCGGCGTCGGTGTTCTCTGGGACCATCTTGCAGATGCCTGGTTTCCGCACGTCGCCTTCGGACCTCCGTGTCGAGGTGCTCATGGAGGCACCGGGTAACGACAGCCTTGTAGATTGGCGCTTCGATGCGATTGTCTCGGGTCTTGCGGCTGCCACCGAGGTTGCGCCGACGCAGATCGGCGGGTCGCGATGGTGGCGGGCGCAAATCACCGGCGTCCCGTTTACGGCCGCCGCCACGAATCAACTGGACGTGCGCGTCCGACATTCCACGTCGGGCGCATTGACAAAGCTCGTTCAGATGACCGGCGTCTGCGTCTACTTCGATCCCTGAGAGGCACCCATGTCCCTGTCGCGTATATCGTCGTCAGAGCCGCTCGCCGACAGCGAGGTGCGCTCCCTCGCTCCCGCCGTCTCTCGCCGACTGGCGACCTCTCTGGCGGGCCGTGGGCGCTATCTGTTGGAGCTGTTGCGCGGCGACACCGCAGGGTTCGCCGACGACGGCGCGACCCCGCTCAATCCGCAGGGCCAGCGCGGCATCGACCGCAGCGGCCCGCCGTGGGGCGACGCGCATCAGCACCCGATATGGGTGACCGAGTTTGCGAACGGCACCGACGTGCTTGGCGAGGTGCCCACGGCGACGTTGACGACGGTCGGGCAGATCGTGGGGATCACGGCGAGATTTTTTGTGCGCCCCTTCTACGTCTCGCCGCTGGCCCCTTACAGCCGAGCGTACTTCCGTGGGCTTGGGACGCGCCTCACGGCGGGCACGGCGAACGCTACCGTGCGCGTCTACGGCCCCGATGGGCTTGCCGGTAACTTCACGTCGGCGACGCTGTCGACGACGGGAACGGCACAGTTTGGCACCGGGGCCTACGCCGCAGAGTTGCGGCCGGGGTGGAATGAGCGGCTGATTCAATTCGAACTGACGTCGCTGTCAGGCGGCGCGACCGGCATGGACATTGGGCCGTGCAGCCTGAATCAGGTGGTCCGCCGCACCCACTGACGTCCTGTCAACTGCAAAAGAGTGCAGGTCCAGGTTGCGCGTCTGCACTATGGTGCAGTAGACTGCCCGCATGACCATCTCCGGCGATGCCGCGCAAACCCCTCTCACAGAGCCTGTAGCGGGCTCTGCTGCCCCGTCACCTGACGTCGTGGACCTCGACGCGCTCAAGGCCGCCGCCGCTGAACTGGCGGCCCTGAAAGCGGAACAGGCCAGCGCCAAGCAGGCTGCCCGTGAGGAGCGCAAGCGCCTTCAGGCGGAGGCGGAGGCGGCGGGCGAGATGGCCAAGGCCTACGAGGCAGCCAAGGCGCGTCTGGCGGAGTTGGAGGGGCTTGAGCCGCTGGCGCAGAAGTGGCGTAGCTATGAGGCCGAAGAGGCCAAGCGCCTCGACGCTGAAGCTGCCGCATTGCCGGAAGCGGTGCGTGACCTCTACGCGACTGCCTCCGATGTCGAGGCCCGCCGCAAGGTACTTGCTGCTTTCCGCGCCACGTCGAGCGCGGCACCCGTCAAGGGCCAGCCCCCGCCGATGGGTGCGCCGGCTCCGGTGTCTGCCGTCGATATCGAGGCCGCGCTTGCGGACAAGAGCGGCGCGAAGCTGGCCGAGATCAAGAAGCGCGACCCCGGCGCGGTGTCGGCGTTTTTCAATCGAGTTTTGGCGAACCGCAACGGCGGTTCGCCCTCCCTTGGCGTCGGGCGATTCTCGTCGGCGAACAAGGCGCAAAACGCTTGAGCGGCTGACGCCGCAATAGGTGAAACATGCCCGTCTCTAGCAGCACGACCGTCGCAAATTGGATTCTCACCGAGGTCATGTCGCAGCTTGCGCTTGATCCGCTTCGCGGCAAGTACGTCCTCTTGCCCTTCCTGAACATGGCCGACATCAGCGGCCGCGCCTCCAAGGTGCGCAAGATCCGGAAGAAGTCCGCGATTGCCGCCGCTGTCGACGACAGCGAGGGCATTGCGTTCAGCAACCCCGCCGCGCTTGGCGTTCAGGCGAACATCAGCATCACCCCGACGACCAAGGTTCAGGGCATCCAGCTCACCGCTGACGCCGTCGAACTCGCGCTCCCCGGTGTGCCGCGCAGCCAGGTGATCAGCGCCATCGAGGGAAACAACCCCGGTGCGCTGCCGCTCGTGCGTGACGCCATCACCGAGATCCTCGAGGCCCACTACCTCCGCGCTGAGACTGACGCCCTCGCCCTCTTCTCGGGTCTGTCGGAGTCGGCCGGCACGACCAACCAGCCGCTGTCGTTTGCGACCCTCCTCGACGCGCTGTTGAAGGTCATGGATAACAACCCGTCGTCGGAAGACCTCGTCTTCGTGCTCGAAGAGCAGGGCCTCGCCGATCTGCGCACCCTCGCTGCGTCGGGCACTGGCGCGTCGCTGTCCGCCATCTTTGGCGGCGGCGGAAGCGGTGACGTGTCGTTCTTCAACCATCGCCCGGACGCGAGCCGCAACGGCTTCCGTGGTTCGTTCGCCGGCATCCCGATCTACAGCGCGAACAAGAACGTCATGCAGACCGCGAACGCTGGCGTCGACCGTGTCGCCGCGCTCATCGTCGCTGGCCGTGGCGAGACGGGTACCCCCGGCTCCGTGCGCGGCTTCGCCGAAATGGTGGAGCGTTACGAGCCGAGCCTCGGCTTCCAGTACGACCTCTCCGACGACACCCTCCTCGCCGTGGGTCGTTGGTGCTGGTCGGTCGCCGAGCACACCGACGAGCACGGCTGCAAGATCATCTACGACCTCGACTGAGGTCTGCCTGCCGGGGGCTCGTCGTGAGCCCCCGGCTTTTCTCATCCCTCACTAGAGGCGCGTCGACGTGAAACGAACGATTAAACTTCGCTGCATCAAAGACCCCCACATCGTCGAGTTTGCCGACGGTGGCGTCACCAAAGAGGGAGAGCCCACGTCCCAGCGACAGGCGCTTGCTCGCGTCATGTCGAAGCGCGTCCCCGTCGTCGTCGACGGCAAGGAAACGCAGCTTCCCGTGTTTCTCGTCGAGCACGTTGGCGAGTGGACGCTTCGTCCTGGTGAGTCCGTGCCTTCCTCCGACGACGCCCTCGCCTTCGAGGCCGATGTGATTCAGCGCGAACACCCTGAGCACATGCTGGCGAAGTGGGCCAAGGCCCGCGATGGGTTCATCGCCAAGAGCATCGAGGCTCGTCGTCAGGCTGAGGTTCAGATGGAGCAGCAGATGGGCGGCGAAGTCGCGAAGAGCATTCAGGCGATGGTCAAGTCCGTTGCGTCGTCGACGTCGACGAAGGCGGTGGCTCGTGTCTGACAAGGACATCAAGCCGGCCACCGTCGACAAGGCAGCCGAAAAGATCAAGCAGTCCAACCCCTCTCTCTCCTCGGAGAAGGCCCGCCAGATTGCGCGGGAAACTGCCGAGCGCATCAACCGTCAGCGCCGCCAGTGAGCGGCTAGGAGTTCTCCATGTCCCTCGCAGCCCTGAACACTGGTGGTACCCCCCTCGCCCTCGTGGCGCAGATCAACGACGGCACTGGTGAGACAATCACCGTCGCCGCCGCTGCTACGCCGCAGGCGATCCTCTCGTCGACGCTCTACACCGCCGCGAAGAACAACGCTGGCGGCGCTCTCTCGTTCGTCGGTTCGACTGGCGTCGTCACTGTCGCCCAGCCCGCCGCCGTTGGCGACTATGAGGTCTTCGCGATCGTCGGCGACGGCATCGCCACGAACAGCGCCGTTGTCGACGTCGAGATCTGGGCCAGCGTCGGTGGCGCGGCCAAGGCGCAGATCGGCGTGGGCTCGCGCAAGACCGAGCTGGCCACGGCGTCGCGCATGGGTATGCCGGCCGCCTACGCCGTGTTTTCGCCGACCGCTGTCGGCGACACCGTCGAGGCCCGTGTGCGTGTCGGCACCAACGGTCACGCCCTGACCATCCGCGACTTCAGCCTGATCGTCCGCAAGATCGGCTGAGCGTCGACGACAACGTGACACGCAACAGGCCCCCTTGTGGGGCCTGTTGTCTAGGAGGCCCATGAAGATCCGCACACCCGTTATCGGTGACGCCGTCGTCGTCGTCATCTCCGACACCTACGCTTGCCCCGGATTCGTGCGTCGCCATCTCGGTGGTGGTCGCATCTCTGCGGACTACCTCGGAGGCATGAGCATCGCGACGCGCACCATGAACCACCGCTCTGTCGGCGAGTATCCTCACTGGCACTACCCCGACGTCGAGCCGACGCACACGACGGAAGTGGAACGGTGACCCGGCGCAAGGGGAAACTGCGGGCCGACGTCGAGCACGTCATGGTGTGCAGCGACGTGCATGTCCCCTTCCATGACCCGTTTGCGTGGGCGGCGTTCATCAAGCGTCTCGAAAACTGCAAGCCTGACCGGCTCGTCATCAACGGCGACTTCGCTGACTTCGCTGCGGTGTCGCTGCACGACGACGGAGAGCCGCGACAGGCGTTCCTCGCCGAGCTTGAGCAGGTGCGAGACGAGTTGTCGCGCTTGCGCAAGATCATGGGCAAGAAGCCGATCCACTACGTCGAGGGCAACCACGAAGACCGCTATCGGCGCTTCGTCGCGAAGACAGCGCCGGCACTTGCAGGAATGGAAACGTGGTCATCCGCGCTCCGTCTCGTCGATCACGCCATCACGTCGACGCCATACGGTGAGGTTCACAAGATCGGGCACCTCGGCTTCACGCATGGCGTGTTCGCTGGCGACGCCTACTGCAAGTCTCACTTGCTGCGTTACGGAACGAACCTGGTGATCGGGCACTGTCACCGCGCACAGATGTATACGATGCCCGTCGCTGGGCCTG